GAGTTGAACCCATTAACCTTTTACTGCTTTGGTCCTTCGAAGAAACCTAGACAGCGTGACTTCACTTGCTGACACTCTCAAAACTAAAAATGTAGTAGGCTGAGACATAACTCAATTGGTTTGCGCTTCGATGTTTAACGCCATTAAAGGATCCGCAACGCCATTTACTCCGGCACCAGGCCGGAACTACAAAAAAGGTTGAGCAGCAGAGGACTTGCACCTCACAGTAACTAGTATAGGAGACTTCCGTCTCTACTGCATCTATGCTCTACTCATAAAATTGGTGGACCCCGTCGGTACTTCGCCGCACTCCTAGTTCAGTAACGTTACTTCTGAACCAACGCATCTCACGTTGAGAGCCCATAAACTAATCAAGGGCTTGTAGACCAAACTACAATTTACCGGTTTCTAGACGAACCCCTAAACTTGGTGGGCTATCGAGGACTCAAACCTCGCAACATCTCTATGTCAAAGAGACAGGATTTCCAATCACTCTAAAGCCTATTATTTGGTGGAGACAGCCTACACACATGCACTACACACCTGTGCCGTCCACTTTATCCGCTGGTCTCAGCAGTCGCGCCGTTCTAGCAGCGCCTTGCACAAGATCAGTTTCAGTCTCCGAAAATTGGTGATTAGTGCTGCTGCGACACAGCGACATCCCCGGAGCGAGAGCGTAGGAACTGAATCTACGGGTTTAGCACCTCCGGGGTCGAACAGTCAGGACAACTACTGGTACCGTACTTGCTGACACTTGTTCAAGGTGTGTCGCGTTTTTGTACTTTCATTTCCAACTAACCATATAGAAACACACTCAAAACTGCTGTTAAACCCTTGCAGGGGCATGCCTAGTTAAAAAATGTGTTCTTATATGGCTGGCAATGTTATGAGGGCTCTTACCCCATCGTTGTTTGTATAGGCTGCGCGACCTATACATCCCGGACACACTCCCTGACCCGGCGATGCTTACTTTGTGGCTCTTGCTTTCCACTTGATTCTGATCATATAGAAACACACTAGAGTTTTACGATAAACTACGCTCCTGAGTTTCTGCTCAGGACCCCATAGGTCTGCCTATGTTTCTAATGTGTTTTTATATAACAAAATAGTGAACAGGATTTGCACCTGTGCCCACAGCCTGTTGACAAGACTGCACTCTCCTACTAATCTACCACCATATAGGAACACACTGGCACTCAATTGTCAATTGCAGAGCATAATAATTCTACGCCCTATGAGTTACGCATACTCTTCCAATGTGTTTTTATATGGTATAGTAAAAACGTAATGGTTACGATTCCATTGCTACTTGATCATGTAGCCGATTTTGTTTGGCGCCACGGACGGGAATCGAACCCGTCTTGGTCGGATAGACAATCCGTTGCCCTCCCAGAGAGCTACCGTGGCAAAACTTGGTAGAGCATAGCGGAGTCGAACCGCTCTTAGTGGACTGAAAACCCACTGTCCTAACCGATAGACGAATGCTCCACTATATGAAAACACACTTATTCAGGAACGTGCTGATCAAACACAAGAGAGCTACTCTTGTGCCCATCCGCTGTCATTACTGTCCACATGTTCCGCCGCTTGTCCAGATCAACTGATTTCTCAGTGAGAGCCTATTTCATGCCAGCGAGGGAGTAGCCTGCTAAGGCGGGGTTCAAACCCATAATCCTGATTCACTTGCCTAACGGTGTGGATAACCTGTATAACTGTGCTTACATATAGTGCCCAGAACCAAATCTGGGTACACTATACAAAATCAAATTTTTAACGAACTCTTCACACTGTGTCAATGCACTGTGCTGCTTTCTAACTAGTCTCTAGTATAACATGTTATGCAATACTGGTCAACCTGTTTTGCAAATGCCCCGCTGTAGTGTAGGGTCTTTGCAAAATCTGCTGTTCTCCTGTCTCTTGTGTGTATTATAGCACTAGACTGAATAAGAGTCAACCGCCATAAAAAAACCCGCTTGCTGCGGGTCTTTGAAGGATGCGTTTTTGATCACATCAACAAAGACCCAGGCTCCCGTCACGCTCATAGGCCATCCCCGAATCAATTGTCGGTATGACTGCTGAGAGGATAGTGAGCCGGTTCATAAGTGTAGTATATATGCCTTTGCGACAAAAGTCTATTATTTTGGCAAAATTTGTGGTGGTTTAGTCTGAGACCACTGACCATCCTAGACGAGCAAGGTCTTCACGTATCTCATCAGTGACCATGCCCTCGCCCACATGTGCTTGGCTTTCCCGGTGGAACGTCTGCTGCTCTTGTGTGAGCATGTTCCATTCAGCCTGTTCTAGTGTGGCAGTATCCCTGATGCCTGAACAGTACCAGTCAATGTAGTCACCTTCGCCCCGCATGTTGGCCACAATGCCACCAGCCGATCGCCATGTACAGGCCCAGGTTTGATCTTTCAGTATGGTCCACACATCTTGTTTCTGGAACGTGTTGTTGCACAGGGCAGCATAGAGATTTTGAGCATACACTCTGCTTTCGCAAACCTTGGCCACCATCCAGTCGGTGGTACGCATGTCAAATTCCATGTTGTTCTTTTGCCATTCAGCATTGACTAGATTTTCTTCATCTCGAAGTGCCCAGCTTTCGTACATTTCAAGCATGGCCTGCACCTCAGGATCGTCGAGACTCTGGCCCGCTTCTAAACAACCTTCAATGTACTTTTGCTTTTGAAAAGTGTGACGATCAGGACTGGCGGAAATCATTGCAGGATTCTTGTGTGGGAACCAGATTCAATACTGTCTAGGGATTCTGCCAGTCGTTGTGCCAGTTCGGGATCAGATTCAGTCAGCTGTTCAAAATCTACTGCATGACTCGTGGCCGCAAGGTCTTCGGCTGTCATGTTCTCAAACATGCTGTGAATTTCAGCCATCAAGAGATCCAGTTCCTCTTGAGTTCCTTCAAAATCGTCAAAGCAGCCTGGGGCAAATTGCACTTTTAGTGGTTGATCAGTCATATGTTCTTTCATGGTGCGGTGGGCGGGATTCGAACCCGCACTGTACAGATTTTAAGTCTGTTGTCTCCTACCTATTGCACTACCACCGCATTGCTCTGGTCCGGCGTGACGGAATCGAACCGCCATGTACAGGGTAGAAACCTGCTATATTATCCATTATATGAACGCCAGATACTTGGTGCGACTCCTTGGTTTCGATCCAAGTACCAAGACCTTATGAGGGTCCTGCTCTCCCATTGAGCTAGAGTCGCTATTTTTACATTGTAACAGGAAAGTTATTTAGTGTCAACAGATTATTTCACAGACAGCAACGCCTGTAGATCCTGAATTTGTTTTTGCAAACGCTCAATTTCTGCGGCTGCTTCATCCAAGAGATCAGCAATACGGTCAGTCTCACCTTGTTCCACACTTCTGCGTCCAGGAATCTGTCTGCGTATCTCGGCTCGCTTGCGTAATCGGTACACCAGACCTTGTTCTTGCAAGGTCATGATTCGACTCCAAAATGTTTTTTAATTCTTTGTCCAGTTGTTTGTGTGACATATCCACACCCAGCCGAAGTATTTCTTTCAATATCTGCAACTTGGGCACATTCCTGAATCAGTAGTTCAGCAAACTTTTCTAGTGTTCGACCGCCCACGTCAGGATAGTGGCTACCGCCAGCCGCCAGGGCCAGTTGTTTAATTTGTTCGTTCATGATTCGACTCCAAAATGTTCCAACACAATTTTTCTTGCCCGTGGATGACCATCTATATCTTCGGCAAGTTGGGCACATTCCCGAACAATTGACTCTGCAAACTTTGCCAATTCATCTGCCCAACATTCAGCAAACGCTCTCACAGGAGTTTCTGTTGGGTCGTAGGTAAATTCTATTCCAGCCTGTTCGGCAAGTAGTCGAATTCGTTCGTTCATGATTTCTCCAGAGTCCGTAATAGCGTTTTTTCCCGAAATGTGGCCAGGCGTTGGTCAAGTTCGGCCCTGACATCCCAGTGTTGTTTGCTGAGTCTTAAAACCCAGGCACTCAACAGGCCCAGCTGATATGCAATTTCATCTGCGTCCGTGTATTGGCCGCCACTGCTGACTGCGTTTAGCACATCAGTTATTTCTTTGTGATTTTTTACGTGAACTTTTAGGTTGCTATACATGCCATATCTCCTGGAACCCCTCTTCCAGTGTGGGTTCTTTCAAATTTTGTAACATACTTAGCATCACATGATCCGGAATGCTTTTGCCTGGACGGCCAGCCAGTCTACGAGCAAGTTCCACAGGTTCGGGTGTGCCAAACACCACAGCAATATGTTCATAGTCGGGCAGCATGTGAAACTTCTTTCGTCGGCTGGCCACAGTGGTTGAGGTTTGATCCCAGATCACACTGTGACCATGTTCCCGTGCAAACACCACCTGTTGAGCCATTAGATCCACTGCTCGAGGCATGTAGTCTCGAAACACTTGATTGTAGGTTTGGCCTTGTGCTCTAGCATAGTCTTCCACAAACGTGTCTGTACTAACCACAGTCAAGCCCAGGGCCCATATTTGGTTCCGGATCCAGGTGCTTTTACCCGAACCTGGCACTCCAATCATTTGATAACATTTTGGCATCCTGCCTCCAGATAGTTTCTAACCCAGGCCAAGCGAGCCTGTTCGTCCATCACAGTATAAGTGTCGATGTTGTTGCGTATGTGATCCAACAGCGGGTAGTATTCCTCGTCAATCTGTTCTCGAAACTGTTGAGTCAACAACTTGTCAGTTCTTGGGTTACGTGCCACCCACTTGGCAGTCAGGTAGTAGGGTGACTTCAACTTGGAACTCACATTACCTTCATCGGTATAGAAAACAAAACCTTCGTGCTTGACAGTCTTGACTTCTTGCAATAGTTGACCCATTGAAGTGTAAAACGACTGCACAATGCGTGTGCGAAACGCATTTTGCAACAGCATCATGATTGCAGCATTGGCCTCAATTGGACTGCACCATTCGTTCTTGCGCATGCCCAACAAGTACATGCCTGGCTGCTCAGGAACAATGTGTGGATCACTTTCATGAACACATTCAAACATAAATGTGTGGCCTTCATACTGCTTGCAAGTGGCACGATAACGATCTATGTTGTCACCAATCATTTCACGTGCCATGTCAACATAAGGACTGTCAGTGCTACCAGTTGTGCTGATCAGTACATCATCCCGATACCATGTGCAAGCCACCATGAAACCGTTGACCTTGCGATAAGCAGTCACATGAACATTGTCAGCCAGCACAGGTGCAGACTTTTCAATGCCGTAGTTGTAGATCTTGGTGAATGGATAAGCAACCAAGTTGAAGTCACGATCCACAATGCTTCCACGACATTCGGCAATGTATTCGTCCCAGAGGCTGTCGTAGAACACTTTCTTCTTGTACTTGAGCACGTAGATACCATCGCCACATTCTCGGCGGTTCACCAGATTGGATGATTCCACATACTGTTTTAGTTTTTCTCTAAACATGATGACCCTTGATCTTGCCTTTTAGGGCTTGTGCAATAGCACGTTCCATGGTGATAGCAATTGCGCCAGTGGCATCCATGCCCACGTCCAACGCACGATAATTTTCCAGGCTGCTGGTGCCACCGTGCAAGTGTCCGTGAAAATGAACAGCACCGCGATGCATCTGATCCCACTCTGCTATGGGATAATGAAACATCACTACCTTGGTTTCGTTGAACTGTGCATCCAGGTACTTGTGTATCTGTGCAAAGCAGTCACGGAAATCCTGATCTTGCAACAGCTTGCGGTCGTGGTTGCCTTCAACCAGAATCTTGACTCCATTCAGTCGACGCACAGTTGCCACGGCTTTTTCCGCAGGCAAGAATGCCACGTCACCCAGAATGTACACAGTGTCGTCTGCGCCAATCAAGTCGTTCCATTCTCGAATCATGGCCTCGTTCATGTAGGCCACATCGTTACGAAACCGTGCCCGTGACTCAGGGCAAAATTTCATTATGTTCTTGTGTCCCCAGTGGAGATCACTTGTGATCCAGGTTGTCATTCTTGTAGTCTCTTAATGTTTAGGTTGTTCTTTTTTTGCAGGTTTCTTTTCTCGTCGGGCTTTTTCTTCTTCAACTGCTTTTTTCTGTGCCTCTGTCATGACCAATACTGTTTTGCATGTTTTTTTGGCAGGTGCTTTTGAAGAAGCCTCGCTGGTTTCACACACCCGTTGAGTTTTGTAAGCCGGGCTGGGAGAAACTGCAATCAGTATCAATATACAACAGATGTATTTCTTCACTTGTCAACTTCTCAAATTCGTTCGTTCATCGTTCAACTCCGAATACTTGATTAATCCATTGTCTTGCTGTAATGTTTTGATATTTAACATCACTACCGTGCTTGCCGCCAGGATACACAACAAATACTTCGTTCATTACATCATCAATAATCAACTCGGCAAACTTTTTCAGTAAATCGCCTTCTAGCAATTTTACAGCGACTTCATAGTTGTTCGAAACAAAGTCGTTATCGCTTTCTAAATAGCCATCAGGCTCCTCGTCAATATACGGTCTCCGAGGAATGACATTGATACCAGCCTCTACAGCAAGTTGAGTAATTCTTTCATTCATTCTTCATTTGCCTTAATAAGAGCCATTAGAAATTTCAATTCCGATAATTGCACTGGAATCTCTGATTCTATTTCCATCCCTGTAATAAGAGATTGTAGATATTCAATTGGGGTCATTCTCCAACTCCGAAATGTTTTAAAATATCAGATTCATACCATTCACCATGATAATCACCGCATCGACCTCTTGACTGTATATGGATTTGTTCCAAACATTCCTGCACAATCAACTCAGCGAACTTTTTTGTAAAGTTGTTGAATTCTTCCGCTGTAAATGGTCCATTAGGATCGACAGTGCCGTCAGCAGCCTGAAGTTCAAGTTCTCTAATTCGTTCGTTCATCCTTCGACTCCAAAATGTTTTGCAATTGCATAGCCGACCCAAGATATACCTAGTTTTTCTGCATCATCCTCGCACACTTCATCTACTTTATCAACCTGTGCTAGACATTCTTGCACAATCAACTTGGCGAACTTTTCTTTATCAAACACTTCAAAGGTAAGTGGATTGTAAGGAGTGGGGCCTTGAATAGATGTAGCCTGTTCAGCAAGTTTTTGAATTCGTTCGTTCATAGAATCTCCCAAGTGATAGCAGTTGAATTTGTTGCCTTGCGTGCCTTCCAGTAAGGCAGTGCCCATGTCACATTCGATTCAACCACAATAAGTCGTTTGTTAAAATATACTTTCATTCTTCAACTCCGAAATGTTCATACAAATCTTGAGGGGTAGCATGACCTGAACGGGAATAAACAACTTCAGCACATTCCCGCACAATCATGTCAGCGAACACCTGTTTGATTTTGAGCACCTGGCTGTGACTCAGCCGGGTGTATGTTTCAGGCACTGCTGCATCCAGGGCCTGTGCCCACAGTTGATCAATTCGTTGGTTTATACATCAACTCCGAAATGTTTGCTTGACCAGTTGGCCAGTTTTTCGATCCACTGACTCAACCACAATCCCTTGCTTCAACATGTTCTCGTTCTGTGTGCCTGTTGTTTCACATTGCCGACAGAGTTTGAACACGCCCAGCAACATGATGAAATGTCCGTTGTGGGGTTTACCACAGTTAATACAGTTCATCGTTCAACTCCGAAATGTTTCAACAAATCTGTAATAGCAAATTCACAACCCATCTTTTCACTATCAGTATCACAATTAGTTTCAATTGTTTTCTCAATGGATCGAGCACATTCTCTCACAATCAACTCGGCGAACTTTTCAGTAAACTCTTTAGGCAAATCAAAGTCTACATGGTCGGGAATTGCCTTAATAGCCTCAGAGATAAGTTTTCCAATTTGTTCGTTCATTCTGCTTCTCCTACAAATTCACGTACCCATTCAAATCTGGTGCTGGCAGGCACCCATCTGAACTGGCTCTTTCTGCGTTCAGATTGTTGCCAGTCCATGCATATCATCACCCAGTCGGGCTCAGTACTGAAGGCCACAGTTTCAGCAACCCGCACGACTTCTACAAATCGTCCGTCTGTTGTTTTTGCTACCATAACCATCATGTAGTGCTCCTTACTCTTTCTTGCCAATACGCTCGGCCAGTTTCATTTTAACAATGTGCAGTTCGTTGATGGCAGTGTTGCTGCCATGTTTGGCAATAGACTCTTCCCAGAACTTAATCAACTGCTCCAGTTCTTTTGTTGACTTGGAAGCATAGTGTGCGTCTTTGTCAAATTTGGGTGAATTGTACGCCATGTTGTGCTCCTTGCTGCTATGTATGTATTATAGCATTTCGGGCAATAAAGGTCAACCTAGGATTTTCTCGTGGCTTCAAACGAGCAATAGCCCACAGTAGCTGGTCGCCGCTGGGCCTGGATTTTGGCCCGTTCACAAGCGGCCTGACCAGCGTAGATGGCACTGCTAAATTGGGCAGGCTGTTCCCCTTGTGCCATGATGGTTATGACCAACAGCACCCACATGATTATCAATGCCACTGGCCTTGTAGGCAATGCAAGAACTCATGGCCCACTGTTCGCATGTCTACTTTTTCCGGCAGGATTATGTAGCAGCGATCGGGCCAGTTCCAGGAGCAGGCCAGGGCACCACCCGGAAAACCGTTGAACCCAAACTCACGACTTTGTGCATTGCATGCCTCCAGTAGTTTGGCTGCAGGAACGTATCGCACAGTGACCACGGTCTTTTCTGTTTGATTCTTGCTCATGTCAAATATTCTGCTGCCGGAATTGTTAAAATCCCAGGTCTGGGCCGGTACACCCACACACAGTAAACCACACATCAATAACGCAAGGGCTTTTTTCATTGTTCAACTCCAAAATGTTCTAGAATACGATCCATGTCATCATTGTGATTGCATTGCAACGCACATTCCCGCACAATCAGTTCGGCAAACTTTTCCAAACCAATCAAGGGGTCAACCATCATGCCAGTTTCTTTGTCCAACACACATAACCATTTTTGGTTTTCGATACGGGCAATACCAGCATCCAGTCTGAGTTCATTTAATTTGTTTTTCATTCTTCGGGCTCCTGCATACCAAAGTATTCCACAATGCTGTTATAAACTTCATAATTGCCGTCAGCCTTGAGCGCACCTATGTCAGCACATTTCTGCACAATCAGTTCGGCGAACTTTTCTTGAACAATCTCAGCGTAATCTGAGCCGTCATAATCAAACACTTCATCGGCTAATTCACGAGCCTGGTCCAATAGTTTCATAAATTGTTCGTTCATAGTGATTTCCAATACATTCCCCAAGAAGAATACCCAGGAGGCAAAGGACCATATTCCTCGTTACGCATCTGTTCACGGGCTTGATAAAAACTTTCGTTGTTTGTTTCTTTCATACGTTTTTTAACCTTTTTAATTGAAGGTTCTTTGCCCTGCTTTTTAAGTTCTTTAATTCGTTCGTTCATTCATGGCTCCTTGTTGCTGTGTATGTGTGTATTATAGCATTTCGGGCAATAATGGTCAACCCGATCAGCACCCACGAACATCGCTGTTCAAGTTGGGTCGATGCTCACGTATGAGTTCGCGCTCTAGAGCGTGAGCAGCACTCTTGCCGCGCACCACGTCCACAATCACCACTGTGAAACTGTCTGCACCGCGCTCGCGCATGCACTCATACAGTGCCCAACTCTTGTCTTCAGTTCTGCTGCGATAAACGTGCTTGTTGAAACGAGTCTGCACACTTCGGTTCACTGTGCTGGCAGTCTTGGCAGTGACGCCAATGTAGAAATCAGCACCAGATTGCAGCATGTATATTGCATGCATACGATCTGTTCGCTTTTTACGGGTGATGTTTTTTGCTTCCATGCGTGTATTATAGCATTTCGGGCAATAATGGTCAACCGAATTATTTCACCCCAAAATGCCTTGAAATCTTGTTGAAAAGCTCAAAGTTGCCAGTGGCTTGTCCATCAACTAGTGCAATTTCGGCACATTCAGCCACAATCAGGTTAGCGAACTTTTCTGGATCCAATTCACCACACACATAATCTCCACCATTTTCAATTATGATAGCCTGGTCGTAAAGTTCTGCGATTCGTTCGTTCATCTCCGGCTCCTTTTTGCGTATGCCCATATTATAGCATTTTGGGCAATAAAGGTCAACCGCTAGGTGCGTTCCAGATACCGCATGAATCTGTTCAAATCCCCATACATGGTCAGCATTAACGCCTGCTCGCTGCCAAACAAGGTGATCTGCGGTTTCTTTCCTGTCCTGAGATAATAAGGGCAATCTAGCTTTCGATCCATCAGCAGCAGATGTCGTGGCAGCAGAGCCATGCTCACTGGAATATCAAACACATACGCCGCAATATCAATTGTGGCAATGGCCTGATAACCTGCTGTGGTTAATCGCATACCGCCCCTGTCGCGAGAATCCATCCACCAGGCGGCAAATGCTTCGTCAAACGCAGGGCAATCGTCTGTCGGCAAGCCTTGTAAGATTTGTTGGGTGAGTTGGGATTTATCGAGCATCGGGGTATATCTTGTCCCCTTGCTTGAGTAGCACTACTGAAAACTTGTCAGTGCGAAATTGCACATTCAATTTTCGTGCAAGATTGATTGCGTGTCCCGGGTTCGAAAACGAGACCTTTTTGTACTTGGGTCCAGGATACTGAGTCAGCAGATTAGAAGTCTTTAGGTTGATGGGCAAGTTGTCAAAAAACACCGCCCAGATACCTTCGCTGGCCAACACTTGCTCAGATTTGTAAGTTTGTTTGTTGGTGTTTTCTATCAACACCTTTGGCTTTGGGCGACTCATGCAGTAATACTCCTACATTTATTTATCAGAAATGTATGTAGTTTAAAAGTCTTTGCCCGAGAGTTCCACGTTGACGATCTGTGAATTGTTTGTGTCCAGCAGTCGGCGTTGCAGTTCAGTGACTGCCAACAACATTTTGGTTATGTCACTGTGCAGATCCTTGGCATCTCGCAGGCTCATGACAAAGTCCTTTTGCCCGCGAGATTCGTGTGCTTTTACTGAATCAACAAATCGATTTATATGTATGCTCATTAAGAGAACTTGTTGAATGCGCCTTTTCGCTCTAGGAATGATTTCAAGTTAGGTGCGACCCAGCCCACTGGCTTCAACACCTTGCCATCTTCACGCTTGCGCACCTTGCCATCTTCACCAATCTTGGCAAAGTTTGTGGCCATGACTTCTTTCCAGGCACCTTCACCGTCTGCACCCATGGAGTGAATGGCACCAATGGTCACAACCAAGATATCAATCAAGGCGTCCAGTGTTTCCACTGCATCATCTGTGTCGCATGCCTGCGCTAGTTCCTTGCATTCTTCTTCGATCAAATTTCTATACAACATGAACTGTGCCATGTTGTGTTGTGCGACCGTTTGGTCGCAGGCCTTCATGAATTTTTCCTGATCACGGAAGAGGTTTGACATTGGCTTCTTCTTTGGTGTAAAATGGACCTTGGTATTGATAACGCTGCAAGGTAATAAGTTTGGGACTCTGCTCAATAGTCCATGTTCTGCGTTGTTTGACCTGATACCAGCCAGCAGCATACCAGGATCTGGATTTTTTATTCTTGGTGTACAGGGGCAACTTGTGCTGCACATCCCAGATGGGATTGTACACTCGTGAACCGGATGGATAACCCTGCACCTGATAACTGGCAGGTTCCTTTGACGGTCGATTTCCTACCGCAGCAAATTCAATATCGCCTTGTTTACGGATCATGGCCATGGTCTTGAATGGCGTAATCTTGTTGTTGATCTTGACTGCAAAGCCATCATCAGTGGCTTCAATGTTGCCGACCTTGCGATCGTCCTGTTTCAAAATCCAGAACTGATCTTTGACTATGGGTTTAGCTACTATGTTCATTCAATACTCCTTTGTAGGTTTCATTCAACCAGCGTCCAAAGCTGTCTGCTGAGTCGCTGCACTTGACCAATTCATACTTGCCACAGAATCTCAAAAAGTGACTGCCCACTTGTCCCACATCCTTGTGACTCACTTGAGCACGTATGGCAGCATCCACCAGATCCTTGATCTCTTGTGGCTGTGCTGTGAGATCAATTAGGGCACGGTTGCGTTCATAATCATCCAAGACTCTGTGTTCCTCACCATTGTGGTCAATCCAACGTTGCAACATGAGATTGTTCCAGGCATAGCCTTTTTTGCCCATGTCGCCAAATGCTTCTTCCAGTCCAACCTTGTTCTTGGTGCCCTTGGTCCGCACACCAGGATATGCTGAGAACACATTGTCACTGGTATCGCCACGCATGCACTTTTCAAACAACAACCAGGCAGGATCAGGCACAGTCTTGGGCAGCTTGGTCTTTTTGTCCTTGATCAGTTGACCCTTGACATCAAAGATTCCATCTAGTGTGATCAGCTCATCAGTGATACCGTTATACTGTTTGACATTGGGTGCGATCAGCTGCACAAAATCTGTGTCTGAGCTGACAACTATGTGTTCGTCTTGGGGGTGTAGGGCTATCCATCGTGCAATGATGTCATCCGCTTCGGCCTGGGGCTCACGAATCACACTGCAATTGGTCTTGTTGCTGAGATATTTAGTCAGCTCATCATAGGTTTCCCAGAACAGCTTGTCTTCTTCGGCCTGTTCATCATTCATGGCCGCACGAGCCACAGCACGATTGGCCTTGTAGGGCTTGTAGTGATCTTTGCGCCAGCTGCGACCTTCGAGACAGAAAATCACATGATCTGCTTGGAATCGCCGCACAACCTTGTTGGCACTCATCAAGGTTAGATATAGTGCAAAGCCTAGTTTGGTCCAGGAGTCCGCAGCACGGTGTGCCTGATGCCGTGCTCGAAAGAACATGTTGCTTGTGTCAATAAGAAGGTATTTCATTAGGACTCAGTAGTTGGTTATCTTTAATGTATTGTAACACATGTTCCGCCCAAAAGCAATGGGCATCTTGCCCAAAATGCCAACTATCTGCACTTACTGTGCAAAATCCTCGACGTCTGAGTACCGAGTCATAGGTTTGATCAGCACTGTACGGACTCATGTAAGTGGCTTTCCAGTCCTGTTGCTGTGTGATATTGCCAAAATGACTGTTACCGTTGAACATCAAATGCCGTACACCTTGCTGTTCAAGTTCACAATGAAATTGCCAAATGTCTTCGTGTGCCTGTTTACTGCACTTGGCCCAGTCTATGTCAGTCACAAATTGTCGATATTGATCTTGTAATTGTTCAGGCACTTGATCTATACCGCTGGCGTTGACCTGCCACCAGGTGTGGTCATGCCACCATTCTTCGCGTTCCCAGGTGCTCCATTGAATCAGCACAAACAGGTCTGATACGTCTTGTTTGTTTTGTTTGATCCAGTCTCGGGTGGTTCGCATGATGCGTGAGTTGGATCCACCTGCTTGTGCATCAAGATACAGTATTGCCCGTAACCAATTGGCCAATTCGCAGCCAAAGCTCGCACGTTCGTTGTCAGGATGCGGCTGTTGCCCTAGACCCCAGTACATGCTGTCATCCTGTGCCCAGGCATGTGGGACTGCTGCTTCAGCGGCAGCAGCATGGCTGTCACCGTTGACGTAGAGAATCATTGATTACATTTTTTAATAGATAATCAGCAAACATTTTATGACCATCTTCATAGAGATGATATGTTGGTGTAGTGTTGAGATGGTTGTCCTTTGCCCATTTACCTATGTTAAATTCGTGTAGATTTACAATGTTTGAATCTTGACTAAGTCTTTGAAACATCTGCAAATTTTTTAAACTATTCCAATTTAAATTTCTATAATCTGTATTGTTGGCTGCTGAAAAAATATAGTATGGAAGATCCATAGACTTCAAAGTCTGAACAAACATAAACAACTTGGTATAAAAATGTGTTACCTGTTTGTTGATATTCTGATCAATAATTGCATGCATAGTCGATTCATCAACCTTATCCATCCAGTTTGATGTAATCAATTGAGATCCAGGATAATCTTTTATTCTGACTGAATACTTTGCTATGTCCTCAACCCAAATTTCTTCTCTAGTTATAAAACTAAATCCAATAATTATCAACGGGCGTTGATTTTGTTTTAAATTTGCACAGTATTCAAGGGCTGTTCGAAATATGCGATCGTTGCAAGATCCTGCCACTGCGTGATTTATTACAGGAATATCTATTATGTTAGCAATAAAACTGCTGTACGAAATTTGTCCTATAGGTTCTGCAGAATAACTATCACCATTGATATAGACTTCTGTGATCATCACTCAACTCACTTCTGAGCGACCGTCACCAATACTGGTACTGCGTACCCACACGCCTGATTTGTTTATGGCTTCTTCCTGTTCCCAGGTTTCCATCACAACATGTCTACACACATTCTGGAACCAACGATCCACAATCTCAGCGTCGGTATCGTCCTTCTTGATCATGTAGCCGGCTTTGACCAGTCGTGCCACAAAGATTTCATTCCAGTCCAGTTCAAACGCACCCTGATGCAGATTGTCAAGATCCACGTCTAGACTCAAGATGTTCACATATGGCTCATTGCTTTCGGTTGCCAGTTGTTTAGCACTCTTGACCGGTGCCTTGGGTTTGGGTGGAGCGGGTGCCACCGGTGCCTCAGCTGCCTTTTTTGGCTTGAAAAATTTATCAAACAGTCCCATATCAATCCTCTTTTATTTCCATCCAAGTATGATCGCCCATGTATTTTACCTGTGCCACATACTCGTAATCTTCCGGAGCACCACTGCTCCAATTTGTTGGACCATTGGGTACCAACAACATTTTCTCTAATCTCTTTTCCCACACCAACCAGTAACTCTTACCCATGACCAATTTGAACTGAAACTCTGCGCCATGCACTGCATCTGTTATTTCCAGTCTGCGTTTGATCTGCTGTGCCTGTTCTTCCAGCACACGAACCAGGGTCATTATACGATCATATTCTTGCTGGGCATACATCCTGGCATGATTGATCATTAGATCTTTTTGTTCAGTAACTGGAACAAGATCAAATTTAGGACCTCCAGCTTCGGTAGCATAAGGAGTAACATTCCTGTTAAGGAATGGAATGATTGCTCCTGTACTAGTACTATCGTAGCTTTCGCGTCCTTTTAGTATATTTGGTTTGTCAGTCACTCTCTCAAGTGCCCCACTTTATTTTTAACCAAATTCTTTCGTGTATGTAATAATCAACACTTAACAGAATATGTAATACTGTAGCAAATCCGGTAGCACTACCAAGGTCTCCAGTAAACAAGTATGTCCATAAGATAGTGAATATCCAGGCTGTCAGCCGATAGGTAATCATCCTAACCACTGTTCGTTTTTTAGTTTCCAATCAAGTGCCCCATTCGTTCTTGAACAAAGGTACCTGCAGCCGATCACTATAACGCAAACCATTCTTCATGGCAAAGTTTGCCACAGCACGGTTGTTCAAAGCATACACACTTTCTACACCACCAATGGGCATTAGATAAACATGTCCGGTAAATCCGGCTGCACGATAGATGTCAACGGTTTCCAGGGCTTCTTCAGCATCTTGCTCTGTGGCAATTACCAGTTTGAGATATGTGTTGCCAACGTCTTGGTACTCGCACACAATCTCTGGCTGAATAGCTTCATGTCTTGATTCACCAGAGCAACTGAGTTTGGCACTGACACTAAATGTAATTTCTCTACAAAAATCTTTATCATGATGATGTGCCCAAGTATGTAGATACGCAGCAAATTCTGGAGTTAGCTTTTGAGTGCCATTGGTCTCAAATGTGATCTCTTTGAGTTTATTCATGCTAGCATGTGACAGCAAGTCAGGATAAGCACGTTGCCACCCCAACAAGGGCTCACCGCCTGTGATAACCAGATGCTCATCTTCCCAACGCTTTTGCGGAAGTATTTCCATAATGCGATTTACAATAGCATTGCTTTCAAGCATTGGACTTAGATCTTTGAATCGCGGATCCCAGCTGGCGTAGCTGTCACAGCCTGTGCTGACAAGTGGAAGCTCAGTGTAATCTTTGAATTCTGTGATACGTGCAGCAATTGCTTCAACCTCTTGACTTGCTTTGCCTGTCGGCATTCCAAAGCCGGAACACTTAAAGTTGCATCCAAATGTTCTCAAGAACACACTGGGCACCCCCATGTAGCGTCCTTCACCTTGTATGCTGTAAAACAGCTCTGCTATTTTTAATTTGCTCATATTTTCCGTGCTTTAATCAACAAATGCCATCCCAGGTATTCTTTGACTGCTGCTCGCATGTCTTCGGGCATGGCAGCAAACCAGGGTTCTAGTTCGTACTCGCCTTGGCGGTAATTGGGTACATTATACATGAAACAATGATCTTGTCTAATCCTTAGGACCTCAAATTGTCCTTGTAGTAGATCGTAAATTTCTTCTCGGCTGTAGGCCTTGGCATACGGACAATCGGATTGTGCTTCAAATTGGTCCAGACCCTTCTGGATCATGGCATACTTCCAGGAATTCTTTGCATACACCAGCATACGGAATTCACCCATGGGCCTCAATGCATTATGAATGTTGTCTAGACACGCAGTCATGTCTGGATAGTGATGCAATACACCACATGAGTACACCAGATCAAACTGTCCTAGACTGGACACTGCTGCACCATCGGCAGCATCCATCACATGGAACTCTCCAGCTAGCCCGAACAGGTCGAATCGTTGGCGGCTCATGGCCACAGATTCTGCAGAAAGATCAATGCCCACATAGTCAGCACCGTGCCGTGCAAATTCCACAGCGTCAGATCCAATACCAGATCCTATTTCCAACACACGTTTGCCACGCCATGAGTGAAAACCCGCAAAGTCACGCAGATGTGGTTCTACAAAAAATCTACGCTCAGTAACTTCATTCCAGTACTGTTCTGTGCCAGGCACACCCAAACTGTGCTTGATGTTGCAGGGCTGTGCATTCCAGTACTGTTTGATTTTGTCTATTAGTTCAGTGGTCAAGTTCGTGTATCTTCCATTGTTTCATTAGGCCTTTTTTGTCCAGGGCTGCCATTTTTTCCCAGATATCTATTTTGTTCTCTAGGCCTAACTTAAAGTGGGTTAGATCGTAGCCGAGTGGTGCTAGATAGTTGCCAATCATCATGGCTTCTTGCATACGACGTTTACGCCAGGTAACATGATTGAAGTCTCTGGGGTTGTTGGGATTGCCCTCCAGCATGGGACGATTCTTAAAAACGTCATCACCATTCTTGCCAGTTAGATCATAGCGTTGATGCTCAATCATTACAGGTATAGTGACCACAATATCCAACATCCATCCAATCTGACTGGTCCATGCATCATTGATTTGATGCGGAGAAAGGTGTCCAGTAATTTCTACCCACTTGCGCGGCAGGATGGGAAATATAGCATATGGATGCTCATGATTGGTTTCTGCTCTGAGCAATGCAAACTGATCATTGTGAGAGCGTATGACGTCATCCCAACCAGTTGTGGTCATTACAGCATCATCGTTCCAGAAGAACATCCAGGCACCTTGACTATTTTCAGCCAGCTTGTTGAGATATTCGTTGAGTCTGATATAGCCCAGGCGTTTGAATTGCATGGCAGTATATGTGACTTTTTTGCTGTCCAGATACGGAGCAATCACATCAACAAAATATTCAATGGTGTCTGTGTCGTCATTGTCAAACGCAATCAATACTTCAATTCGTTCTGGTGCCGATGCTGTGTCAATTAGAGTGCGTAGACAATCCTCCATGGGGCCCGGCCGTTCGCGGACCGGCAACAGTACACTGATATCTATGTTGGGGTTTTGTTCAAGTAAACTCATGTTGTTACATATGTGATAGTGGTTTTTCCAAAGTTGCGTTTTCGACCAAAGTACATGTTCTCTAAAAATCGATCCTCGCTCATGGCAGGTGATTCTGTGGTGGCAAATTGATAAACAGTGGCATTTGTTAGTTCGGTATTGTCCAAAATATATCCCAGGAAGTCATAGTCAAATGCCTGTGTGATTGGCAGAGATTTTAGATCTCTGTAGTCAATCACATAGTTTCTTTGAAACTGCAACAGTTGACGTTTCACTTGTGAGTCTATATTATAGTGGTTGTCCAGGAATTTGTCAAGCGATTCAAACACATAGTTGATCATTTTGTCTTTGACCATGTACAAGGTAGTGCGGTGCATGAGGTTCCAGCCAAACACTTCGATGTTGCCAATTCTGGGATGATCAATACGACCCTTGGTCATCCAGTTCTCAAAGTAACTGCGTGTCTCAATAAATTGCAACTGGAACCAAGGATCTTTTTGTACCCATGCATACAGGTCTTCGTAGAATTTACTGTAATCAATATTTTGATGCTTGGCCAGATATCTAGCAATGTAGGTCGAAAGTCCATTGATGTGAAAAGTTTGTATAAAACTTGACCATACTAGAGTATCCAACATGGTTTCTCGCGGTATGGTCTTGGTGCTTACTACCACATCAATGCTTTCATTAAGATCAACATCACCGTAGCTGCCACTCATGTAATCATACACCGGCACCGATTCCAACTTGTATAATTTCTTCTGCAACAGGTTCATCTCAGCATTTTCCAACAGCTGACATTGCAGGATGTTGATACCACCGTGATTGCCTGCTCGGAAGATCTTCCAGAAAGCTTCTTTCCAGGATTCCACAGTCTCGCCAGGCAAGCCCAGAATCAGTTCTGTGTACACAGGAATATTGTTTTTGTCACACAAGGCAAAGATCTCGTCAATCTTGTGTTGATCAAGATTTCTACGTTTGATATTCTCTAGTACGTCATTGTCCATGCTCTGTACACTGACTGTGAGACCTTGGCCGAAGTTAGGCGATTCATCAATTAGTTTTTTCACAATGTCCACAACTTCGTTCTTTTGATTCTTGGCCCAGGTCATGGAGAAACTTTCCAGTTTGCCCCAACGCTTCTGAACTTCAATCAGTTTGTCCACAATCATGTTGTCACGTTCTACAAACATGCCAAAGTTGGCATCAGTGATTGTGACAAATCCGCAGTGTTCGCCAATCCAGTCCAGTTCGTCATACACACGTTCGAGTTCAAACTTCTTGACCTTGTTGTAGGTAAGACTGCCCCAGTCGCAGAATGTGCATTGATACGGGCAGCCGCGATTTGTTTCCAGAGTGGCATTCCAGATAACATCAGGATTGTCGGCCATCATGCGATCAAATATGCCGGTTAGATATGGACTAGGAACTTCGTCTAGATCGTTGATACGTTTTGGATCTCCAGTGTCGACCAAGCCAGCAGGAGAGTTGATCAAGAGCCCAGGAATATGTGTGTAATCAGAGCCGTGATCTTCTAGAATGTGACGAAAGGTCATCTCGCCTTCCATCTTGATCACCAGATCCATGAACGGCTCTTTTGCAAACAAGTCAGGATCTTCAATAGCAGGCTCGGGTCCGCCGAACACAATCAAACACGTGGGATTAAGGGCTTTGACTCTTTGTGCCAACCGATAGTTGTATCTGTGATTCCATACATAGGTTGAAAAAGCAACCACATCACTGGTGCTGAGTTTTGCTGCCAGAGCCTCAATTGGCTCTCTGCGCCATACCAAGTGATCTAACTCCCAGGCTGCACTGACTTTTTCGCTGCCCAGTGCATAACTCAGGATTACACCAGCTGAATAAGGCAAGTAGTAGGCATTGAACTCCTTGGGGCCTTGCTGGAAGTTGGGTTGAACAAAGCTGATTTTCTTTTTTGTCATGTGGTATTTACTCTTCGTGCTGTGGCATCAACTTGATTGTTGATGTCGTTGGCTCGCATTTTGACCCAGGGATCCTGCCGGCCTTCCCAGGCATCAACAAAAAATGTCAGGTCCAGACCGTGATCTTGCATCCAGGTGGCCAGAGCAGCAGTGTCATGCCCACGCAATTTGATCATGTCAGGATGATTTAGATCCCCAGCCTGGCCAGGATCACCTTCCATCACACGACGTTGTTGATAGGTTGCATCATTGTTGATTCCAGTTATATCGTAACGATTGTGATCACAATACACTTCAATGCGTTCAAATATGTCTAGATAATAAGCAATCTGACTCACATACGCATCATTGCTGCTGTGTTGACTGATGTGTCCTAGAATTTCAAACCACTTTCTTGGCAGGATAGGAAAAATGCTGTAAGGATGTTCATTGTGAGTGTGTACACTCAACAGTCGAAACTCACCAGTACGCTCGCGTATGCGTGAGTCCCATCCAGTGGAGATCATTACAGCATCGTCGTTCCAGAAAAACAACCAGGCACCTTGACTATTTTCCGCCAGGCCATTTACATATCGATGTAGATTGTTGTAGCCGTAGGGTTCAAAAACAACTATCTTGTGATTGATTTTGTGAGCTTCAATCCAGGGAAGTACATTGTGCAGCATGTTCTCCATGCCCACGACATCGTCGTTGTCAACACCAAACAAGATTTCGATAGTGTCAAAATCTTCCGCAAGACTGCGTAGGCTTTCAATGCTGCTCATGAGAGCATCCGACCGCCCTCTAGTGGGCAGCAGGATACTGATATCAACTGGTTGAGTCAATGCAATCTCAGTTGCCGGAGTTTGCAGCATCCAAGTGCAGTACTCGTTTTTGCAAGAAACTCAACAACACGCCGTATGCTGGCAAGATAACTGCAAGACTCACTGCGATCTTGGTAATAATATGATTGGTAGCAACAATGTGCCAGTTAGCAGCCATGAACTCATTGGCACCACCAGCAAACGCCACACCAAAGAATGTGTAAGTATCAATGATGGTTGACACAATCGAACTCAACAACGGAGCAATGTACCACTGGGTATAGCGTTCACGAAAATACTGAAACACATACACATCCAACATTGTGGCAATAAAGTATGCACAACCTGATCCCAGACCAATACGGACTGCAACTGAATCAGGTGCGCCTCCTAGAGATACCACAGCCATGCTAACCAGGATAGCAGGAATAAATGCCAGGGCAATTACTGCTCGACCCATCTCTTTGCCCAGCATGCGAACAGTCAAATCCGTTGCCACTACCACTAAGGGGAATGTAAACGCTGCCCAGGCCAGAGGATGACCAAAAACGTTGAATGTGAACTGAACGATATAATTGCTAAAAGCAATAATAAAAATATGGAAGGCCATAATTTTATACGCCAGCTTGCGATCTAAATTTCCAAATAATTTGTCTAACATAGTGTTTCCTTTAAAATAAGTCTTCATTGTCTTCACGACGGCCTTGACGCCCCGCCATGTTTGAATCGGTTTCACGTACCTCTACTTTGGTACACCAAACACGAGCCGCCTCTTCAGTGCCACAGTTGGGCAAGAAAATACCATTTACATACTTGTACAAAAAGTCAGCAATGCCTTCGCAGCCAGTGCGTTCAACTTCAGTAATCTTGGCCAATTTGAGTCTGCCCAGTTCCAACAAGTGTTCACGCATGGGATCATCTTGTGCCACCAGCAAGGTGTGGTCAAACCATTCTTCGAGACTGGCCTTGAGAGGCTTTAGACCGCCAAAGTCTGTGACCCAATTACGGGCATCTAATGTGTCTGCTTCGAATTCAAAGTGAAAGCTCATGGCATAACCATGAATCAAATTGCAGTGGCTATCTGCACGCCACTGACGATAAGCAACAGGTCCAATTTGCTTGTATGTTTTTGTACTAAAGAATTTTTGTGCCATGATTTCTCCTATGTGTATTATAGCATAGGCAGCAGAGTTTGTATAGCGGGAATGATGCCAGAAAGGCCGCTGTTAGATCAGTACTTATGCTGGCAATTGATAGCCGCCAGAATGATAGTTGGCTTGGCCATGGATCACTGCCCGCACTCCGCCCACAGGATCAGCACAGTCGCCGGTGCGTCTAGGAATCAAATGCACATGTGGATACATTACTGTTTGTCCAGCAGCAGCACCAGAGTTCATGCCCACGTTGAATGCATCGCATTCTCCGGCTGCAACCATTCGGTTGCCTTCGGCCAGTGCAGATTCAAAACAGTCTCGGATCACTGCTGGTGTATTGATTCTAGGCACAAACAACAAGTGACCGTGGGTGACTGGAAAGAGATCACGAAACACCGCCACGCGAACGCTACTCAGTTCCGCTGCCACTTGACTCCAGGGTGCAGAACCCATTCGGGCAGCATGCCCTAGTGTGTCATACTGAGTCATGCCACCTCCACCACGTGATATCGACTGTAGGGATAGTTGGCCTGCAACCACTCAATCATGCCCGGTTCCCAGGGCAAAAACACAGTGCGAGCTTGGTTGGAAATGTACTGTTTCATCGTGGTGCAAATTCCTGTTGCAGTTTGATGTTGTCAAAGAACTCTTTCTTGGTGCTTTGGTCAGTGTTGAATGCACCTTTGAGTACTGTGGTCTGTGTAAGACTGCTATGTGCCATGATGCCGCGATTCTCACAGCAGCCATGAATGGCCTGTATGTACACAGCTACATCGTCGGTGTCAGTAGCCTTCATTATTTCTCTGGCGATGTCGTTGCAAAGTTCTTCCTGGAGAGTCCCGCGACGAGCACACCACTGAGCAATACGAGTGTACTTGCTAAGACCAATAAGTTTTTGTGCGGCGATGATGCCAATGTAAGCGACCCCACTAACGGGCTGATGATGATGACTGCACATAGAGCGCAACTCGCTACGTACCACCAACATACCTTCGTAACGGTCTGCTGAATCATTTGGAAATGCTGTTGCGTCGGGAGCTTGTTCATATCTTCCTGCCATAATTTCGTTGTAGTACATCTTGGCCAAGCGTCTTGCTGTGCCTTGGCTATTGGGATCGTTTTCTCGATCAATTAGTAGACTGTCTAGCACACCTTCGAATGCCACAGTGGCTTCGTTGACCAAGATTTCTTTGTCGTCTTCTTCAAGATAATCTGCAATATTATCGCCGGCCCAGAATCTTTTGCCGTCGTTGTTCATTCGATCGCGAATCACTTGCGATAAATTTTTACTTGTGTCCATTTTTTATTCTCCGATGATAGCGCAGTGGATTGCGTTTGTTAAGTATACACTATTTAGGTCGTAGTGTCAAGATGTAATAGTAATTTCTCTGCAATCAGGATAAACTACCAGAGGCATGTTGGGTGGTGTCTGCTCAAATCCTTGTAGTACAGTCAGAGCCTGTACAGCTTCTTCTATGGTGGGTTTATAGTGATAACCAACTCGAAATGTTCTTTGTGCAGGCCAGGGTGCGATAGAGAGATCGCGACCGTCGTAGCGTTGCTGAATCATGGTCTGATATGCATCACGATCGTCCAACAAGATAGCGCCACCACGACCCACGCTCAAGGGCTTGCCGTGCCCAAAGCTCACACACTGCATCTGTCCTTTGCGATACATGTTGCGTTCCATGTGTCTAGCACTGTCCCAGATCCTGGTGTTGTGAAACTGATACTCAGTGGTCCAACGCTGCCATTCATGATCTAGGTAAGAGTATTCAATGCCCAGCTTGTGCATCAGCATGGGAATACTTAGATAGGTGTAGGGCGTGAACGTGACCGTCTTTGTTTGGTCATGCCTCAAGCAAAGCTCAATGGCATGTGTGCAACAATCAGTCATGATCGCATAAGGAGCACCGGTGTATTCAGCCAGTGCAGTTTCAAACTCAAGTATCTTGCAGAACATGTTATCGATTGTACCATGCCCATGCATGCGATATCATGTCATGTAGATCATGCCGTCGCCATGCACCACCAGAGATCTCATCAATCTTGGCTGCACTAGCAGTCAGTACAGGAGGATCGCCTGGTCTAGCTGGACCAATGGTCATGACCACAGCATGTCCAGTGACTTGTTGTGCTTGTGTGATAATTTCTTGATTGCTAACACCTGTGCTGGTGCCTAGATTGTACACACCTGGTTCCAGTTGAGGGTCCAGAGCCAGTCTGTGCGCCCGTGCAATGTCTTCCACATGCACATAGTCCCGAACGCAGGTGCCATCTGGTGTGGCATAGTCAATGCCATTGAGTGTGAACTCTTGCCCCTGCATGATACTTTCTAGCACTCGAGCAATGATGTGTGTGGCTCCGGGTTCTTGTCCGTGGCGACCTTGACTGTCTGCGCCGCAGGCATTGAAGTAACGAAATGCCACATAGTCCAGTCCATACGCACGATGATAACTCGCCAAGATCTGCTCTACCATCAGCTTGCTTTCACCATAGGGACTGATGGGTTCTTTGGGATCAACTTCGTGACACGGAGTCATAACAGGTTCACCATACACTGCTGCACTTGAACTAAAGATAAATCTGGCTCGGGGTATAGCAGCCATAACAATGTTCAACAGATTAAGAGTCTTGACCACATTGTTGTGGTAGTATTCAGACGGGCGCAGAATACTGGGACCAACCAAGCTGGTGCCTGCACAGTGTATGACGGCTGTGGGTTGTACAGAAATCAATTTACGATAAGATTCATCGCTGTCAAAGTCTGCTTGCACAAAGTCCATGACATCTTGAAGATGATGCGGCAGAGGTCTGCGATCAATGCCAACCACTGTGTGTCCTGCGTCTTTCAACAGCAGTGCAATTTCGCCGCCAATGTAACCTGCGGCACCTGTAACTACAATGGTGCTCATGATTGAGCCTGTTGTAGTCGATATTTGGCTGTGGCAGCATGATCGCGATATCGATTGCCATCTCTGGCCCAGATGTCGCCTTTGCCTTCGATGATATCAATCACACGATCCACTGTGCCATCTGTCCAGTCACTGATCCGGCCCATGTTCTTGTGTGGCACTAACAATAACTTTTCCAGTTTGTTTAGAGCATCTTCTATGCTCCAGGGCACATACAGTCTTTCGTGATCGTTGGCAAACGTTTCAGGAAAACTTCTATACGCGGGATACAGCACATTGGCGCCTAGTGCGTCTGCTTCACTCACTGTGTTTGATACCCAGTCTTGCAGCGCACAGTTGAACACCACACGGCTGTCATTGACAATGTTGTAGTATTCATTCTTGCCTAGATCTTGGTGAATAGTCAGTTTACCTGCTGCTTCTAGTTCATGGGTTCTGGCCATGTAGGAGTCATTGTTGGACTTTAACACACCGCCTGAGCAGATGCAAAACTCCACAGCAGTCAAGGGATGACGGCGATGATATGCTTCAATTAGATCCATGTAGAAATCCGGTTGCTTCTCCTGATCCCATCTTGCAGAAAATACCACACGATGACGGCGTTGGGCAAACGGAAGAATACCGGCTGCTCCGCCCACACGTTCTTGTACTTCTTCTTTGCCAAACGCCAGACCTGAGATGTTGTAGATAGGAGCCGTCCAGCCTGCAACACGCATGTGGGCAACCATCTCTTCGTTGGTGGCAAGTACTCCGGTTACAAACTCATTAACCATTTGCTCATAAAGTCCCATCCATTTAGCCATACCCCAAACGTGAACAAAATCATCAGGGTCGATAGACTGAGCGAGACAACGCACGTAAATGCGAGGCCGCAGCTCAGCAGGTACCTGGTCCAGTATGTACGGAAGTGATTCGATACCTGGCTGAAACATGTCTTCAAAATAGATAACGTCTTCATGTGTGACCTCACCATTCTTCATGAGTTGCACCAAGTTCATCATCTGGCTCATACCAAAGTAACTGCGCCCGTGTGCGTCCAGAACTTGGCCAACACTGATGGCTTGTGTGTTATCTATAGTTATGCCAGGCACATAAACAACATCTAGTCCACGACGATCAAACACACGCCGATTCCATTCTGTTAGTTGTAGAGTGTAACGGGCTTTGTAACTTTCAAGTCCCATGTAGTATAGTTTTCTCATAAAATATGCCTTTGTTTATTTAAAATTTGGACCGTTCACCCAACCTACCAAACTGTATCGTATGCCTTGAGTCACCGGAGTAACATCGTGAACCATCCAGGTTGGGAAGAAAATTATTTTTCCTCTAGTTCTTGGTGCAATCTCTGGTTGAGTTTTGATGTAGTGGAATCTTAGATCCCCACCAGTGTACTCGTTGTCGTCTGATAATTGAATACTAAAACTCAACTTCCTGTTAGGAAACGGTCGTCCAAGATCCATGTGTTTTTGATAATTGCTGTTATTTTTTCCATCGTACACTGTGAATTGTAACGCAGTCAGGTGGGTCAAGTCAAATTGAAAATACTCGTTATTGACTTTTTTAATAGCATCGGTTAAAGTAGCGTACACCCAGTCAAAATCTGATTCTGTCTCGTCAGACTTTAACCATGCAATATCACAAACACGATAATCCGAAATTGAACCGCTCACAGTACCGGATGTTTTTTTTACCCTGTTTCCTTGAATAACAATTTCATCCAGCTCTTGGTCAGTAAAAATATTTTCCAAAGCAACCCAACTGGTGTTATCCTTGGAAATACTAACCAATGGCCATTTGGTCATTTGTTTACTAGTCCTTTTATATACTGATCTTTTATATACTGATCTCTCAAACTCTGTACCTGTTGATCTTGTGCCCAGGTCTCGTTGGGATAAAGTCTACTTTCAACTTGCCCAAATGTTGTGCCGTTGTACTTGGCTGTTGCGATAGCTCGGTCTCTTTCGGCCAACACACGATTTTCAACAACACCTAGTCTTCTATTTAGGTTGGTGACATCATTCACTAATCTTCTCAGCGGACCACGCTCAACAGAAGTCTTGGCTTCAGGTCTTGTTAGTGCAACAATCATCAACAAGCCCCGCAAGGCGTCAATCACTCGCGGGTCTTGACTGGTCAGTGCTTCATCAAACATGTTGATAAAACGATCTAGATCAAAGTCTGCAGAATCTTTTTCTCTTGATCCACTCATGCAGGACGAAATCCAGCCAGTCTACGAGCATCTTCCCACCACATGTTCTTGGCATTCTTGCCCTGGTGCCACTTGTTGAACTGCTGCCATGCATAGCTCTTGAAGTTGTAGAGATCGCTTTCATTGTAGCGATATCCGTATTCCTGACAAAAATCCATATACGCTTCGAGGTCCTCGAAGATCTCAGTTACACGGGGATTGGATTTGAAAGACAATTTGGCCATGATGGCTCCTTTTAGATATTGATAGATTGAACAGGGCGGTGAGTTTCATACTTGACCAGTGCGCCGTTTTCACCATCTTCGGACACTTCGATCCAGATTGCACGATCTGGATATCGGGAGGCAATCTGAGCATAAAGATCATCTGCCATCATTTCGCAACTTTTGTAATCTAGACTCAGAGTGGAATCACGATACAGATTCTCAAGCCACCGTTTGAACTGGATGAACTCGATGTCCCGATCATTATGGAACACATCGACCCACACCCTGAAATGAAAGATGTGGCGGTGAGGACTAGCAAGAAACGATACATCATATTCATCTCCAGTGGCCAAGGCAGGATCTGTGGCAGCAGCTGGATATTTATGGATTCCTTCTTTTTGGAATGTGACCCAAATTTGTCGACGGGCATGCTGCATGATTCTGCTGCGGGTGTCTGCTAGTGATTGTTCTCGTTGATTCATAATGTTTTGTCCTTGGTATATTTAGACCAGTCAGTGAAGTGATCTCGATTTTGTAATTCATGCACACTATGACACCATACTCCGGGATTGGTTGCGTCAAAGTCTCGGTCATCCAGTTTGAGTGTGGCATTGTAGCCCAGTTGCTGAATGTACGGCAACTTGACCGATATCATGGGAATAAAGTTGTGGTGTTCGCACAATCCTGATTCCAGCAGGCCTTCTACACATCGAACATCTATGTCCAGGGTGCATAGATAGTCGCGATCAAGAAAGCCTTGGATCATGTCTTCCCAAGGTTTCCACGCAGCAGCATCATTTATATCTGGATTGGGAAAACTTTGATTAGCACCAAAGTAGATATGACGCCGTCCATTCAAGCGATACGCAATCCATTCCGCCTCTTGAATACCTACCACAAACAATGTGGGCATGCCATATGCTGGTGTGTGTTCTACTTCTGTTCCAGTAAAGAACTTTACTGATTCGTCGTGATCTGGTCTAATCATGTTGCCTGCTCGTTTTCAAGTTGATCTAGTGCTGCTGTACTTAATTGTACTACATCATCTGTGATCATGTCAACCTCTTCCACGTCAAAAAGAGCATTGAACTTTGTGTTAGCATTCACGGTCTTTTTGCCTTTGAAACCACGTGTGCCAATGATGTCCATCCAGTATTTGGAATAGTGTTCAATTATGGCTTCTGACTCGTCTCGATCAGTGGTAGCAAAAATTGCATCCACAATGTCTGCAAATCGTGCATGGTCACCACTTTCATTCCACATCATGTATGGCCATTCGGCACCTGCGTCGAATGTTTGGTTTGCTCGTTGCACCGATTCTAAATGTGTCCACACATTGTGACCCATGAGCAAGGCATAGCTAAAACTATCCCAACTGGTCTTGCCATTCTTACCAATTTTGTTTAGATCTGGTGGCACATGAAAGTGAGTCATGTTGTTGGGATCAAATATTTCACCATTCAATTCTGCATCAGTTTTGCGAACACCCGGTTTGTAAACACAAATATCCTTCATCTGCAACTGACTACTGATAGGGCTTTCGTCAAAGTGGTCCACAAATTTTTCTGCTACCACAGTTGGTCCATATGGGCGTGTGTCTGTGGAATATTTTTTGTCATCCACAATGGGGCTCATTCGATAGCTCCATTTTTCATTGTGTGTTAGATCAATTTCGTGATACACTTGACCGTTTGCAGTGGCCAGGAACGGACTGGCACAATCAAAGCTGATGGTAAAGGTTGGATTCACATATTTCCGTATGGCCCGTTGAATCACAGTGAGCAACACTGCCCACTCCAGTTTGCTTGTGCCCAAAAAGTGCATCCAATCGTGAGTGCCTGATTGCAACAAGTTATCATGCCGTAGTGCTACCAGTCTGCGAAGTATCAGGTGGACGTCACACATGTTCTGCCCGCCCATGGCCCAGCCATCAAAGTGTGTGTCCGGGTATTTCACAGGGTCACAATAGTCCTTCATTTCCTGATACCAAGATTCTGCACTGGTGTGATTGTCGCCTTGCAGCACATTTAAAATCTTTGTTCCGCCGTCGTTCTTTCCTCGACGATTCTTCATAAAGTACTCGTTGTTGTACTTGGTTGCTGCCACAGCTTCAGGCAAGGTCTTGATGCCACATGCGTCGCTGGCTTTCTTGTCATGGATAACCCAGGTGGGAATATCCAGGGTCATTGCATAGTCACTGATACCATCCAGCCATTTGAGAATAGCGTCACGCTTCTTTTGTGCTTTGGCACAACCTGAGTTGGCCTTCCAGTCACCTTCCCACAAGCCCTTGGCAATCTGGAATCCGCCTGAGTCACCCAGCATGAATGTGCCAGGCTCGCGATTGCGAACCATGTCCTCCGACCAGTCCTGCTTGGTCAAATCCAGATTGGCATGACCACCGGAATACAGGCTCCACTTGTAGGGAAACAAGGCTTTAGAACTGTTGAGCCAATTCATTTGTTCCATGTCTGGTATACCGCTGGGCATACGACTGGGAGCAACATAAGGACCGTTTACAGGATCACGCTGTTTACCTATGTATGTTGCATAGAATCCAGAGATAGCCGGAAGGAACACAGCATATTGACTTAGTCCATCAGGACCCAGTTGTTTTTCAGTAAAATTATCTTGAGTCATTGTTTTGTTCTAGCTATTAATTCGTAATCTTTTGCATACGCCTTGATCACACGTTGCGCAAGATCGGGTCGTTGCTGTAGTCGATCAACAAAGAATTTTTGCAACAGTCGCATATTGGCATTGTTGCCAGCTGAGTTTGAGTCTAGATCCGAGTATGGAGCAAATCCAAGATAGTCTGCAATTGCTGCATCAAAGTTGCGATCCAACAAGAAGTATTTTCTCTTGACTGCGGGCAACAGGTCCTCAACAAACTCATGCTGTGACCACACATGATCATCAAACCTATTGACAACATCAAATATCAAACGCTCAGTGGTCTGATTGTATCCGTCTATCCATTGCACTGCATCCATGGGCCAGTTGTGCGGCGAATATGGTTCGTCAGGAAACACAGGACCATTGGGACCTTGCGGCGAAAGTATATAGGTGTTTAGGTATTGCACTATTCCACTTACCCAGCGATCCAGTGGATCTCGCAGTATCACAATCATTTCTGTTATGGTGTCACTGTGATCATCTGCCACTGCGGTCATCCACTGATGGCGTCTTGCCCAGTCCAACATGTAGCTACTGGCGTTCTTGGGAATGTTCACAATGAATTGTGACAGATCCGGACTCAGTGTTCCGGAACCGTAACTAAACCCTCGATCAACCAGTTGTGGGATCATTTGGTCTGTGCAGGCAAAATGTAGTTGTACACGGCAAGACCAGAATTCACTGTGATTTGCATGCAGCCATCATCAGATATCTGCATGGTTTTGTCTCCAGTCAGGCTCAGAATGCTCATGACCTGACTCACTGGCCATGACCAGGCATGCTTTAATGCACCAGTAATGTCATGCTGGAACACAAAGTTACCACTGTGCGTGGAGTGATCACCAAAGAAGAATTTGAGATCCTTGCCATCAGTCTTGACTTGAAAGTTGAGTTCTTCTGAATTGGCCTGTGCTTGCATTCGCAAACGTTGGATAGCAGCCACAGTGGGTTCAAAAGTAATATGCCAGTTTACACCTTTGAATTTCAGTGTCTTGAGTTTGTCATTCACAATATCACTTGCCATGAATCGATAGTTGTTTTTAAAGTCACCTACCTTGTTTTCAAAAGTAATGCCGTCCAGTTCACCATTGGCTTTGCGTGTGACTGCCAGTTTGGCATCTTCTCTGTATTCTTGCAAATTCAACAGTGTCTTGAGTTTGCCAAGATTGGGCATGCCAAATGTTCCAACAAAGTCAGCCATTGGATTGGCAAACTGTGCATCGATAATAACTGATTTGTCTTCGGCTAGTCCACCAACTGTGGTAGCAGAATCAGTGCCAGTAATTTTGATTAAATCAATACAACCCAGGTCAAATGTGTGTTGTACAATATCTAGTAAATAGTCTTTCATGTTTCGGTCCTTTTGTTAAAACGTATAATCAATCTTCGGAGTTTTTCATCCGACAATCCCATTGCTTCTATCTTGGCAGATATTGCTCTGCGGACTTTTTTAATGTTGAGTTGTCCCTTTGTGGTGGCATCCTTGAGATCCACCGGCAATATTGCAGCAATCTCAATCAGTGCCATTAGCTCTAGTTCATTATAGATATCTTTTGTTGATCTGTCAACTGATTCTGGTGGTGTGGCATCAATTATTATGGGCGGTGCAGCATCAATATCTTCTTTTCTAAAAATTCCTGCCAGGGCTTGTCCGCCTCTAATACTTGCCAGAACACCGGGTTTTTTTAGTTCTATCCAACTGGTGCTGCCGTTGTTGTTGTGCTCGTAGATGATCTCGTAGCCCAGTATCTGTGCATGCTCACGCACCAATCTACCAGGAGTATAGCAACAAAAGTGATGTTCCACAAGACTTACTGCACCTTGCTGATCGCAGTTGTTGTAACTGAATACAAAACTTCCACCGGGTCTCAACAGTCCAAACACTTCGGTCATGTATTGCTTGACTATTTCCAAAGGCTTGAAGTTGAAGTAGTGAAATGAATACACAAATCCAAATTGTTGTTTTGGCAGGTTCCAAAATATCGGATCAGTGGTGTATTCCTTGACCACGTAATAGCGAAGTCTACGCTGATACTCTTCAGTAAACTGTGTTCGCATAGGCTCCAACAGTTCTGTGTCGGTGTCCACCAAGTACATGGGGTCAAGTGCTACCAGATCTTCTACACCGGGACTGTGTGCTGGCCTAATCACCATGCCTGGATAATGCCAATCAGTATACAGTTGCAATCGGCTTTGCAAAAACACCCAGGTCAAGGGTTCTATAGACAGTTGTCTTGATAGAATATATTCTGGCGTGTCTTTTTTCATACCAGTTTGATATAGGTCTGTGCTGTCAGCAAAATATGCAGGCTCTTGTTGCACAATTAAATCCTGTACACTATCCCTAAGTTGCTGTAGATTTTGATCAAACTGTCCAAGAAATTTCTCAGCACGACTCTTTGATTCGTTCAAACTGTCCAGGGCATCGGGCACCTGCACTCGACTGTCTTCAACAATTTTCACAATCTTTTTCAGCTCTCCGATAGTTTCAGTTGCAGTTGCCTGCACACTCAAGGTGTCCAGAGTATTTAGATATCCAACAAGGTCACTTAATTTCATTCAAACGAAAACAAACTTGTGAATGTATTTTCAGTATTGGTTGCAGATGCAAGATCCCACTCCAGTACTCCCAGCAAGTTGTCAATCTTTTGATCCACAACCGTGGCCTCCATCAGCCCATCATCGAACGGCAGTTCTGTAAACCAGACAGGCAAGCGTTGTTCATCTGTGGGATATCCAATTGATGTCCAACCCAGCGCATTTGACTTGAGCTTGCACACAATGGTCTTCATGCCGTCTACAATCTGCATGCTGTAGTTGTCGCTGTTCATTCGTCGCAGGTTGTTCCAGTTCATGGCTGCTCTAACATGTCCTGGCATGTTGGCTCGACCCTGGGCAGCTTCTGCAGCACCATACTTGGTCAAGTTGTTCACACGCTTGGGCGAAACCT